GTCGGGGTTGTCGGTCAGAACAGTCTTGTCTACAGACATGACTGCACCGAATGTGGTCTTGAGCTCAAGAGCCAGGGCATCGAGGTCGATTGAATCACGGAGGAAGAGAGTCGAGTCGTCTCCGTAATAATAATCCTTTACGATGATGTTGCCTTCAGTGCGCCGGAGCGCAAGTCGCATTTGGACAGCATTGACACAAGTATCCATGAAGTTGGTGAACATAGATCCAGATGGTACACCTTGAAACTTCTGGAACCTTAGTCCAGTTGGTGTTCTGATCTTCGTCTTGATAAAGTACGAGATCATAGCTTTCCAGCGACGGCAAGTTTGGTCTGGGTTGACATTCCAAACTTTCCCTTCACTATCCTGTACCCTAGTGAAGTCGAACCAGCCAGAAACGTGAGCGAAGACGTCTCGGATGATCCATTGGGGCACGTGTGCGTCGAACTGTGACATGTCGGCATTCAAGTTCGCCTTAACTTCCGGAGAAGTAAAGCTGCGGGCCAAGTGTTGATGGCCGGACAGAGCTGTTTCGAGTCCTAACCCGTAGAAGGTATCGTACTCGTTACAGTGAGGCTTGAGATGTGCGACAAGAGGAAGAAAGTAGCGAGCTTCCTCAAGAATCACGTCCGTTGGCATTCCCCATACTGGTCGAATTTTGGTCTTTGACTTTTCAGACGCCACTGTCCTGTGGAAGGCGAGTGAGTCTGGCAGTGACCAGTTGACACCACGACCGATTGAATCCCATGCCCGATGAATCTTGCCCCTAGCGATAGGGTCGGCAAGTACATCTGCTTTCGTCTGATATCCTTGTGTGGTCCAAGGAAAACCAGGCGATGTGGTGCGCGGGAAATCTGGATGATTCGCCGCTCCACCAAGCGTGAGTGGTATGATTGGCTTAGAAGGTCGAAGTTCGTCCAAAGTTTTCTTTAGGACAGCAAGGTAATCGCCCGCGAGTTGTCGATTCGGAGAATCGGTCCCGTAGGCACGCAAGTTGTCTTCCAGAATAGCATTATCCCCGGAGGGTCTATGCCACTTTGAGTGAACATCGGAGAGAAAGGCCTTTTCCTCGGTAGTTTTTGAAACCGATTCAAAAGCCTCGAACGCCAATGGGTCGAAGTATGTGCTGTTGCGCGCAGGAAATCTGCTAACGCGACGGAGAACACGGAGTTGCATGATAGTGTTTATAATAACCTAAGCTTTATAGGATTTACACACCAGTAGAAAA